CGTTGGCGACATTGATCCCGACGAGGAAGAAGCACCGGAAGGCGACGGCCCACCGGATGACGAGCAGGACGCAGACCCCGAAGCTGACAAGACCGATGCGAAGGCTCTTGCAGACGATGCCGAATACACCCTTCCAGATGGCCGAAAGGTCACGGTGGGTGAAATGGCGAAATCGTTCGCGGACTTCACCAGGAACTCTCAGGAACTCGCGGTAGAGCGTCAGCAGACGCGCCAAGAGGCGTTTCAGGCCATCTCTCAAACACGAGAGGCGCAGGCCCACCAGTTGAATCTGGTCGCACAAAACATCATGCAGTTGGTTGCCCCTGGCATCAACGAGCAGACCCTTTACCAACTCGCGCAGCAAGACCCTGAGTCGTACTTTCAGCACAAGGCCAAGCTGGACGCGGCGCAGAACTTTGTCGCGCAGATTAGCCAAGCGGCACAACAAGCGGCACAGCAAGCCCAACAGGCCCAGCAGCTTGCAAGCCAAGAGGCCCAAAGCCTCCAAGCCCAGCGCATGCAGCAGGCCTCTGAAGTCTTGTCAAAGGAATCGTGGTTCAACAACGATTTTGGCGCCAAGTCGATGGCCTACCTGAAAACCAGCGGCATCCCTCCCGATGTGATCGACGCGATCAACAAGGGCATGGGTGGTGCTGCCGCGATTCAGCTTGTCCGCAAAGCGATGTTGTTCGATGACGCGCAAAAGCAGCGCAAGACGAACAAGCAGCCCCCTCCACAGACCAAGGCCACCCCCAACGCCAAACCGGCTCAAGGGCTCCTTGGAAGGTCCAAACAGATGAATGCACTTTATGACTCGGCCTCAAAGGGTGACCGCCGTGCGGCTGGTCGCTGGCTTAGTCAAGTGCTCCCCGACGCCTAAGCACCGAAAGGAACAATCATGGCAGCTCCAACGAACGTCTATCAGACCTACAACCTGCGCGGTAACGCCGAGGATGTGGACTCCAAAATCTACAACATGGACCCTGAAGAATCGGCCTTCGCGTCGTCTCTGGAAGGCTTCAAGGTTGACGCCCGCGTTCACCAATGGCAAGAAGACACGTTTGCTTCGGCAAACAAAGACAACGCCATGACGGAAGGCGACGACTTCGCCGGTCAGGCCCAAAGCCCCACCCTGATGCTGCAAAACAGCGTTCAGACCTTCCGCAAGGATGTGGTGACCTCCGGCCTGGCCAACGCGATCAAGAAGTATGGTCGCCAGTCTGAGCAGGATTACCTGCTGGGTAAGGCCACCGTTGAACTGCGCAAGGACGTGGAAGCAGCCATGCTGTCGAACAATGGCGCGGTCGCTGGCACTGCTGGCGTTTCCGGCACCCCCTCCAAGATGGCCGGCCTGGAAGTGTTCGCCAACGTCAACGTGTCGCATGGTGCAGGCGGTTCGACCGCAGCCATCAGCAACGCCACATTGCCCACCACCGCCCCCACCGATGGCGCCACTCGTGCGCTGACTGAGGCCATCTTCTTGGCCCCCATCCGCACTATGTGGGAAAACGGCGGCAAGCCCAAGGTGTGCTATCTGACCATGGCGCAAAAGGCTGTGGTGAACACGTTCTCTGGCATCGCTCAGCGCTACGTTGAGTCCAAGCCCAAGGACATGGCCTCCATCGTTGGTGTCGTTGACATCTACGTTTGGGAAACCGGACCCATCGCCTTCGTGCCTCTGTACTCGGATCGCCTGCGCTCGCGCACGCTGTTTGTGACTGATGGCGAGTCGATCAAGCGCGGCTTCATCCGCCCTGTGTCGAAGAAGCAGATCGGCACCACAGGTGACAACGTCAAGACCATGCTAGTGACTGACGTGACCTTGAAGGTGACGAACCGCAAGGGCGTGTTGAAGGTCGCTGACCTGTCCTGATCTTTCGCAACTCAAACAAAGGGGCTCCTTCGGGAGCCCTTTTTCATTGTCATGAGCAAAGTCCTATTCAATCAAAACCCATGGTCTAAGACCTACTGGCACGTCAATCCCGACAACCCGGAGCAGGTGACGCTTGAAAAGGAGTTCGATCGGGCGCCCGTGCTTGAAGAGTGCGCACGCATGCGCAACGAGGTGCAGCAAAAGGGCGAACTCAGAAAGGCGATGAGCCTGCCCGTGTCCGTTTTTTACGACCTCATGCGCAAAGGCAAGTTGGGCGGCACGTTTGTCGATGGCGGCGGCGTTGTGGTCGATAAGGCCGCACTTGAAGCCCTGTTCCGTGACCCTGACTACGCGCATTTGCGCTGCATAGACAAGCTATGAGCATCGGCAACTATTCAGAGTTGAAAACCGCTGTTTTGTCGTGGGTCAACCACCCGCAGGCATCGGGCAAGGAGGGTGATTTCATTGCGCTGGCTGAAGGCGAGATGAATGCCGACTTGAAGGTCAAGCCAATGAACCAGGATCAGACGGTTTCCGTTCCTGCTGGCAACGTGGTGAGCCTTCCCGCAAACGTGATCGACCCGATCCGCTTTCAGGTGGTGGGCGCCACTCATCCCGATGTGGTCATCACCACGCTAGAGGCGCTGGACAAGATGGTTTCGCGCACGCAGCAATTCGACTCAGTCAAGGTTTACGGCGCCTTGGTGGGCCGAACGCTGCGCCTGTTCCCTGCCTTCACTGCGACACGATCGGTTGTGGTTCATGCGCGTTGCTCGCTGCCCGCTTTGTCTGATGCTGCGCCTACGAACTGGCTTTTGACGGCCTTTCCGAACGTGTACTTATTCGCAGCGCTGCGTGAAGCCGGATCGTTCCTGCATGACGCGCAAATGGTGACGTGGGCTGAGCAGCGCTACCAACAATCGGCAAGCAAGATCAATGGCCTGTATGTCTATCGTGGGCAGATGGCCGCGTCAACGGTGCATGGTGTCCGATGACGCCCCTGATCGGCTTCTCACCCGACGCTGAACCTACGACCCCGGGGGCCATCGTTGACGCCTCCAACATCGTGCCATATGAGGCGGGCTTGAAGGGTGCGCCTTCTGCTGTGTCGGTGGGGTTATCTGCGTTGGCTGCTGATTGCCGTGGCTCTGCTGTGGTGCGCCAGTTGTCGGGATCGAGCCGAATGTTTGCGGGCACCTCGTCGAACATGTACGAGGCAAGCGCGACGGCTTGGACCTCTGTCGGGTCTGGCTACTCGCTGGGCTCTGATGACCGCTGGATGTTTGCGGGCTTCGGTGACGCAGCATTGGCGACCAATGGCAGCACGGGCCTGATTCGATCCACTGGTGCTGCGTTCTCTGCTGTCGCTGGTGCTCCGAAGGGAAAGTGCATCGCATCGGCTCAAGGCTTCGTGCTGGTCTTCAACAGCGATTACAGCCCCGATGCCTGGCACTGCTGCGCCCTGTACGACGAAACGTCCTGGACGCCATCTATTTCGACGCAGGCGGCACGCGGGCGGCTGGTTGAGGGGTCTGGTGGCATCACTGCTGCGATGCGCTTTGGTGACCAGGTGGTGGCCTACAAGAACCGTGCTCTGTTCTTGGGCTACTACTCGGGCGGTGACGTTGTGTGGACGTGGCGCAATGTCTCATTCGATGTGGGCTGTGTCGGTGTCGATGCGGTGGCTGATACGAGCATCGGTCACATCTTTGTCGGCTCGGACAACATCTACCACTTTGACGGCACGCGCCCTGTGTCGATTGCAACGGGTGTTGTGCGTCAGTGGTGGTTGGATAACTCGTCTGCTGAGTACCGCTACAAAACCAAACTGCTTTGGGACCGTGACAACTCGCTGGTGTGGGTGTTCTTCCCTTCGTCTTCGTCCTCTGGCGTGTGTGATGACTGCATCGTGTTTCACACGACGACGAGGCAATGGGGTCGGGTGAACATGGGTGTTGAGACGGTGGTGAACTACGTCACGCCGCCGATCACCTACGACTCAGGGACACCCCTTGTCACGACCTACGACAGCGGTCCGGCCATTGCATTTGACTCGCCTTTCTGGTTGGCCTCGAAATCGAACCCCGCAGCGTTTGGCACCGATCACGTTCTGGACACCTTGACCGGCATCCCCGGCGCTTGGTCGATCCGCTTGGGCGACTTTGGCGACGAAACGCAGTGGAGCTATTGCGCTGACCTGCGCATGAGGTTTGCCCTCAAGCCTACGGTGATGACATGTACTCCCATCACGAAGGCCACGAGCGGCGACACGGCTGTCTATGGCGCTGCCGTGAGCTTTGACGGCTCGAAATTCCCCCTTCGTCAGACCTCGCGCTTCCACTCGTTCCTGATCCAAGGGCAGGGTAACGCGAAGTTCTCGGCTGTGGCTCCTACGTTCCGTGAGGCTGGCACGCGATGAAGCTGAACGACGACCCCCGCTTGCCTGCTGGTGGGCAAATGCTGGTCATCAAGCTGACCGACACATTCCGCGAAGTCATCCGCGCTTTGAATGACGTGATCAGCCGGACGGATACCCCTATCACTGCTGCCTCAAGCGTGACTGTGACCGCTTCACCCTTCACCTATGCCGCGCCCTCTGATGGCTGTGTCGCTGTGGTTGGTGGCGCGGTCACTGTGCTGGCCTATGGGCGTCAGGGTGCATTCACGACGATCAGCGGCGGGCTGGTTCCCGTCAAGCGTGGCGACTCTGTGCGGATCACGTACACGGTTGCACCGACTGTGACATTCATTCCCCAATGATCGACCTCGTTCAAGTCCCCGCTACGCACATTGATGGAGCATGGGCAGACGGGGCCTATCGCTTGGCTGAAGCCTGCGATGTGTCGGGCGGGGAAATCACGGGCGATCAACTCAAGTTCATTTTGAGCCGTGGCGAGCGTGTGTTGCTGCGGATGCTCGATGACGGGCAGACGGTTGGATGGGGCTGTGTGCGGATTGACCAGATGCCGAACGTGCGTGCTTTGCACATCTGCGGCATGTGGGCGCCGGGCTTCGTGTTCGACCAGTTCTGGCCCTTGATTTGTCAAAAGGCGAAGGAGGCCGGATGTTCTGAGGTGCGTCACAGCTCCGATGAAGTCCGCTCCCGCCTGTACCGCATGAAGTGCGGATTTGAACCCCTTTACACCACTTGCAGGGTGAAGCTATGAAGACGTTGACGATTGAACAGACTCTCAAAGTTGCGGGCGCTGGTGGCGGTGGCGGGGATCAACAGTCCAGCACGCAACGCCTGATTCCTGATGAACTGAAGGGCGCGGCCTCTGCCTACTCGGGCATGGTCACGAACCTCGCTGACCGGCCCTATCAGGCCTACACAGGGCAGGGTGTCGCCGATCTCAACCCGATGCAACAGCAGGCCATGCAAATGACGCAGCAGCGGGCCGCGAATGGCTCGCCCGTGATGGATCAGGCCAATCAGACCTTGACCGGGTTCATGCAGGGCGGGCAGACGAATCCCTACCTTGACTCGATGGTCAAGAAGGCTCAGGGCTCGGTGGCTGAACAGTTCAACACCATGACAAAGCCCGCTTTGGAAACTGCGGGCGTCAACTCGGGATCGTTCGGCAACTCGGGCATTCAGGAGCGCATGGGCTTGCAGCAAAAGGCGGCGGCGCAGCAGATGGGCGACATTGCCACGAGCATGTACGGCAACGCCTACAACACCGACCAGTCATACAAGATGCAGGCGCTTGGCATGGCTCCGACCTTCGCCAATCAGGCATACACCGACGCCTCGCAGCTCATGAACGCGGGCAACACGGCATTCCAGAACAGCCAAGACAAGGCCGACTTCGGTTATCAGCAGTACCAGAACCAGCAGAACTACCCGCTTCAGCAGATCAACGCTGTGGGCGGTGGCTTGAACAACATGAGCGGCACGACCACGACCACGAAAGGCGGCGGCAAATGAACAAAGAATGGATGATGGGCCTTGGCCTGGCTGGCTTGGGCTTGGCGACTGGTGGGCTTGGGCTGATTCCGGGCATGCTGGGCGGGGCTGGTGGTGGCCTGGGTGCTGCGCTTGGTGCTGGTGAGGCTGCGGGCGCGTCGGGTGGACTTGGCGGCGCTGGCGCTCTGGCTGGCATGTCCGATACTGGTTTGGCTGGCCTTGGCTTCGCTGGCCCCGAGTCGTTGGCGGCTCCCGGCCTGCTGTCTCAGATTGGATCGGCTGCGGGCACTGCGTCGAAATACGCGCCCATGGCTGGCCTTGCCCTGAACGCCGCCGATAAGGGCGGCTTGCTGGGTGGTCATCAAGCGCCAACACAACCCGGTCAATTGCCGCAGTTCCAGCAAGTCGCGGGCACTGATGGCGGATTGGCTGCACTTCAGCAAAAGCGCATGCAGCGTCAGCAAGGCTTGTTGAACATGGGAGGCGGCAATGGGTTTGCTTGATTCGTTCACCGATTTCGTCAACACCCCGGGCGGTCAAGGTCTGCTGTCTGCTGGCCTTGGTGCTTTGGGCTCTCGCACTGCGCTAGGGGGCATCTCGCGTGGTGGATTGCTGGGTTTGCAGGCTTACACGGGTGCGCAGGATCGCCAGAACTTCGACACGCGCCAAAAGTCCATGGACGACCGATCGGGCAAGATGTTTGAGCTTCAGTTGGCGCAGCATCAGGCCGCACTCGCACAGGCTGCGAAGGCCGCTGAACAGCAGAAGATGCAGGCCAACTACATCGGCGGCATGGGGCAGGTCACAAGCCCTCTGGTTGGTGCGCAGCCGAACAAGCCAGACCCTTACCGCATGCTCTCTATGGGCATGAGCCCCGAACTCACAAAGACGGTCATGGATGCCCCCAACATGGGCCGCGCTGAAGTGGCCCGCACTGTTGAGGTGGATGATGGACAAGGCGGCAAGGCGACATTGCAACTGGACAAATTCGGCCAGCCTGTAGGCAACAACATGCCCGCCTATGTCGCCCCTGTTCAAGTGGACACGGGCGGCAAGGTGCAGTTCGTCAAGCCGCAAGCGGGCGTTACGCTGGGCAAGACTATGACCCCTAGCGAAGCTGCATCCAACTCACTCGGCTGGGCAAATCACAACCTTTCGGGGCAGAGGTTTGCCTTCGACAAGTCGCAAGCCCAGCAAGGCAAACCAGAGTTCAAGGATGGGCAATGGGTTGTTCCGCCCCGTGACATGAAGCCCGGTGAATCGCGCCCCGTCACTGCGCCGACTGCAACCAAAGACGCAAACGAGGCGCTTGCGCTCATCAAGCAGGCGCGTGAAATCCTGCCAGATTCAACTGGCAGCTATGGCGGCTGGATGGTTGACCAAGGTGCTCGATTCTTTGGGAGCAGCACGAATGGCGCCGAAGCATCCGCAAAGCTCAAGGCAATCGGCGGCATGCTGAAGTCAAAGATGCCCAAGATGTCCGGGCCTCAGTCTGACAAGGACGTTGCCTTGT